CTAGACCGCGTATGCGTTTCGATTACGGATGATACTAGCGTTTCCACGTCCGTATTGACAACGCCTTTGTTAAACGCCCGGTCCTGCAACGCCTTAAGTGCCAAATACGTGCGGTTCATAAACCAGTTAAACCAATCTGCTGGCGGCTTTTCGGAAACCAGCCACCCGGCCGCCTGCTTCGCTGTGCTCGGCGCTGCCCCGGCGTTGTCCCATTTCGGTAATTGTTCGGTAAATGCCATTGATCCGTCCCCCTTGGTTATAGTGGTAATTCAAAATCTGTATCCGGGTTGTAAGCCGCCCCAAGCGCCCCGCCGGTTGATTGATCCACCGGCGCAAACCCTGCGGACGCGTCAATAACTCCGTTGTCGCCGGAAGGCAACGCCCCGAACTCGAAAGTGCCCTCGAAAAGAACATCCGCCCGGACGCCTGCGGCCGTAACCATGTTTAGCAGCGTGCCGAATTGCTTGACGGACAACCCGGTTTGACTAATCGGACCTATCGGCGCTTCGACGTACAACGCCGCGCCTCCCATCTTCATATCTGGTAACGTTACGTTTAGTTCTACATAGTCCGTATTGATCGTGCTGGCCGTCGTGCCGTTGCTGGCGTCCGCGTAGGCTAGGCAATGGATGAACCCGTTAGCGTCGATCATGTTTGCAATAATGGATACATTGGATATAATCCCTGCGAGTTTAGTGACAGTAGGGTTTGTATGCGATGCCGCGAAATAGGACCATGACGCCCCTACGCTATTCCACCCATAGAAATACGCCTTATTCCCTGCCGGCCCGCTGCCATACCCGTACCAATTCGCCGTAAGACTCGACACGTTAGCCTTTAACCACGCAACCTTTGCCGCCGTGTCCGCGCCGGGAATCGTTATTCCGTATTTCCGCTCGATAATGGCTATAAGGTTGAACGAAAATAACTCTTGTGCCTGCGCTCCGTTGTTGGTATTGCTAATGGTAGCCGACACGCCATTTAGTGTGGAAGCGGAAGCATACCCGCCCGATGTCTCGGAAAAGGCTGCGTTAGAAGGCGCTAGTAATCCCGTAGATGGGTTGCCGTTGTTGTGCTTGAAGGTGTTCGGGTTTGATACCGTACTTCCCGAAACCTTACCGACAAAATTAGTTAGTAAGGTTTGGTTATAATATTCCGTCCACCGTTCCCGGATATAAATATCGCTCGGATCACACGATAAAATAAAGCTTATAAAATCAATCAACGTTTCTATTGATCCGTCCGAAAGATTCCGTTTAATCTTCGCTTTAATTAACGTCCTAAAAACATTGTCATCCGTGATGCCTCGCGTTTGTCCGATGTCGCGGCCGATTTCGTCCAGCGGAACGCCTCCGGCTTGGTCAATGTCCCGCCAATCCTGGATCGTGAAAAGCAAATCCTCGTTATCCTGGATTTGATCGGCCGCAATCTTCGCCAGCTTGTACACGTTACTTTCCGGATTTTTTTTGTATGCATCCGTTAACCTGCTAACGAATGTGTCCAGTACGTCACCATTAGGCAAGCGTAATCACCGCCCTCGCGTCCGTTACCTCCGGTACTTCCGTGGAAGCCATCGTAATATTAGCGGCTGCGAATGTCCCGCCCGCGCCCTTCTTCATGGTTACGGAAATATCGTCTATGCCCTCCACATTGGCCAGGATCGCGCTAACTATTTTAGATAATACAACCGTTTGTCCCAACCCCAAGCCACTATAAGCTTGCCCGGCTGCGTCGTATCCGCCGATGTAATTGATAACCTGGTATTTAGCCAAATCGGAACCATTCGACGGAAATTTTGAATTTTTTGTAATCGTCACATTGACGAATATTTGTGCGGCCGTGGCATATGTAAAACCGACCGTTTTAGGATTTCCAGACGAATCGTTAAGCGTAACGCTTTGCGCTCCGTATGCGCGTATGCCACCGGCTTTAGACCGCAGGATAGCGGCGGCGATGTCTGCCGACGTTCCGCCCAATACGATCGCCTCGAATGAGCTCGGAGGACGCCCGCCCGCGTCTATAGCATTCGTGTCATTTTCGATTACGTAAGCGCCGCGCACGCCTGGAACGGTTCCCAATATCTCCGCCCGGATCGCGTCCAATGTAGCCTTGCCTCCGTTTGCTTGCGTGTCTTTGTATCTGGCCCGCAATTGTACGTCCGTTTCTGTGTCCGTTCCACCCGTTGCTGCTGCCGCATTCGTTACCGCCGTAACGCCAGCAAGCGCCGTTTTAAGCACCGTTATAGCGCCCGCTGGTACGTTCCCAGCACTACCGGCCACAACGGCCGACACGGCCGCGTTTACGCTGCCTGTTCCGCTGTCCGTAACGTCTGCCGTGGTCACAAAGTCCACGTCGGCCTCCGTGGAGACGATGAACCCGGCCGGAATCAATTTACCAGGCGTAACCGTAAGCGTGACGGACGCGCCGGAAGGCTTCGCGGGCGTGCGCGTGATTCCGTTTCTCTTTACGGCGTAATCCAACGAAACACCCTCGGCCGTCTCCGCATTGCCGGAATAATAAACAGCTTCGGCAAGCTCGTTATCTTCTGCCCGGCCGTATGCGATAAGCTGAATAAATTTGCCCATTGGCCCCTTTGGATCAAGGTTAACATCTGCGCCGAATAGCTCTTTGGCCAGCGCTTCGCCATCGGCCAAAAAATCCTCGTAACGCTTACGCTGAAATCCCGCCGCCGTCAATATCGTTTGTGCCATTTACGCCTCAACCTCCCCTGTTATAGTATCGCCGTCCGTCTTTGTGGCGGAAAAGCTTATTGCCAAGCTGCGCCCCGGCCTGTCGTAAATGACGTCAACCGATTCAACGCTTGCAATGCGGGCATTCCGCAATAGCACGCCATACGCTGCATCTACGGCCGCTTCCTTGTCGTATTTGTGCCCCAATACGTCGTAACGCGGGAACCCGTCATCTGGCGTTAGAAAAAATTCTCCCTTGTTCTCCTGGAACGAAAGGCGGATTTCCTGTAATAGCTCGTCGTCTCCGTCGATCATCCGTATATTATTTTGCCCGTCTAGTTCAAAATCTCCGCTAGTGTTTACGTATATATTTAACATAGCTCACCAACTTTCTGTCCGCGTCGGCCCCTGTAACGTTATGCCGCCCGGCGCTATGATTTGGACCGCGCCGCCTGCGGTCATTACCAGCTTGGCGGACATGTCTTCTTTACCTATGACCAAATCCGCCTCGTTACCGGCTGGCAATGGATCGGTAAAAGGCGTTATGCCGCCGACTATAACCGCATCGTCCAACGCCATTTTGCGCTCCGTCGCCTCGCCTTCGCCGTGCATGATGGCGTCTATGTCCCGTTGCGAGATTACCACCAATACTTTGTCCCCCTTGGCGTAGGGAACGCGGACAATGAACCCGCCGCCCTTCTGTGCGGCCACCGGTACAGACGTGATTAAATCACGTTCCGGCAACGTCTCGACGTCCGCCGTCATGGCTGCGGCGTCGTATGATACGATTTCGGCAATTAGGCACGTATTCATTCCGCCCGTTATCCGGTTTTCAAACATGGAAAAGAAGTCCGCCGCCTCTTTCATACTGGGTAAACCTCCATTTGCGTCAAAAAGTCCGCGCCATTGCTTACGTGCTTGCCGCTCTCAACGCGGTACGTGCCGTTTGCTGTCCGGCTGGAAAGCTGAATCAATGCATCCGTGGTAATGCGATGATTCAATAAGCATGTAACGTTCCAACCCTGCTTTTTCTTGCCGTTGACGTCTTTCTCAATCGGCGTAGGACTCGAAACCAATCCACTGTCCGCATTAAGCAGGAACCCCACCGTGTCGCCTTCATCACTTGGGCGAATGAAAATTTTCCCACGGTTTACATGCGCCTTTGCCCCGCAATCCTTGGCGATGGCCTTTATAGCGTCCGATAGCTTCCCGTTAATGGTTTTGCCGGATCGGTATACATAGTTCTTAGGCAAGTTAAATGCCCCGATACGCAACCCGGTTTCCGCCAACATGGCCGTTAAGATCGTTTTCGCCGACACGCCTTTGTTAAACGTCTTTTTGAACGTCATGTTAAACCATGAATCCGTCCCGTCAATGACGGTAATCGTCGTCACGCGGTCAACTTCTTGCCATTCCGTTTTTACGTCCTTCGCGAATCCTAGAAGCACGGCCCCGACGTCCCCGGTATACCCGGCGTTAACGATAACCGCGCTTTTGCCTGCCTTGAATCGGCTTATTGTTTGGTCCGATAGGTTTATGATTTTGACCGTGCCGACATTGGCCGTCGTGTCGTCATCAAACGGGATTTCAAAATATACCGTCAAATCTCCGTCTGTAAATAGCCGGTCATCCACGTAAACCTCCGCATGTCTGCCATATAACAGGCTCATGCCTCCGCCTCGCCGACGAAAAGAAACACTGTTTCGTTTATCTCGTCGTAACCGGCGCGTGTCTCGATACCGGCAACGTCGGACGGCGTAATGGTTACTTTCGGCAACCTTGTGTCACTCAACCCGGAAAACATCGGGCGGCCGTAAACAACCTTTTCACCACCGGCCAATAGTTCCCCGTCCTTTTCGATGCTCAACGTGTAGAAATCAAACCGCGCATTGTATCCGACTTCCAGGGTAAAAAGCTCGTCAGCCAATGAAATATCGAAACTATACGGAACGTCTTCTTTATCGATAGGCACGGCCTGCTGCTCTGCCACGTCGTCCGCCCCCTTTCTACTCTAACAAATTCCTATTCGCGCCCCGAAACGTCGTCGTTGTGACGGTGTTTCCTTTGACATGATTCCCGTTTGCTGCGGCCATTTGCGCGGGCGTCTGCGTCTGCTTGCGGCCCTTGTTGCCTTTCTTGCCTACTTGCGCCCTGGCCTTCTGCGGAATCTTCAACCGCACGACGGCGGCGGCGCTCGCTATTCTTATTTGCTTAAGCGTGATTGTAAAGTTAAACGCGCCTTTGTTTGTGGCGTCGTGTACGCTGTTGAATGATTCTATAATCACGTCCGTGAAACCATTTCGCCCGGTATATTGCACCATGGTTCCGTTTGTTTGATACGCCTCCAAGCGCTTTAAACTCATGGAGGCGTCCGAACCGGTCACAACGCCGGTGATTTCCATGCGCTTCGGCTGCGCTTGTACGTGGTCAACAATGTCCACGCCTTCCTCCACCGGCTGGTCAGTCGTTTTGACGGATCGAACCGGTTTTTCTGAATAGACGGCGTTTAGCGTAACGTTACCTAGTTTTGCAGGCAATTCACCCGCCCCCTATCCCGCGAATTTGATTCCTAGTTGTTGGAACAATGCCGCCACCGTCTCGTTAACGCGCTTTTGAACCTCGTTTGCGATGCTGTTGGCGTCTTCCTTTGTCGCATTTCCTTGTATTTGAAATGTCATAGCGGGCATTGTCAACGCAATAGACGGCCCTGGCGTAGATTGTGCGGCGTTCTGCGCTGCTGCGGCTTGTATCGGCGCCATTGGCGGGTTGCTCGCCGCATCCGCTAAAATAGACGGGCTTGGCGCTGCTGCCGCGCCGTACACTCCGGCGGAAAGCTCTTGCGCCGCCTTTACCGGTTTGTCCGCGTCGCGTTCTATACCAATACCAAATCCCTGCGAGACGTAACCGCCCATTTCCATCATTAAACGACTTGGGCTTTTGATGTGGAAAAAATCTTTGAATCCATCCGAAATGGACGCGCCGATGTCTCTCACCTTCTCAATTACCCAATCTTTCATGTTGGACATGCCGTTTACCAGTCCTTTGATAATGTTTTGACCGGCCTCCGTCAAGTCGATACCGGTCACGGCCTCAAATATCCGGCCTATCGTGGAATCGAAGGAACCAAACAATAAATCAAGTCCGGCGTGCGCGATGTTTATGACGCCCTGCATGGAATCGTCGAACAGTTTTTTGACGTCTTCCCACGCCTGGCCCCAATCACCTTTAAGCACGTCCCCGAATACTCGGAAGATGTCGCCGAATACCGTTAACGTATTTCCGATGGTTGCAAAAATAACCTCGAATGTGCCGCCCACGGAAGATTTGAGGAATGGCCCGATTATGTTCCAAATGCCCTCGGCGGCCGCCCATATGCCGCTCCACGCATCTACGAATCCGGCCAACGCCTGCCCGGCCGTGCCATTTCCTCCGAAAACGTCTCCAAACCATGCGTCAACGTCTTTAACGCCCTGAATAATTGCGGGCATACTGGCCAACACTCCGTCAAGCAATTCGGAACCAACGCCGCCGGAACCTCCGCCGAAAATATCGGATAGTCCGTTTTTGAATCCGCGTTTCACCTTGTCCCATTTGCTTCCGAAATTGTCCTGCAAGTCTTTACCGGCCTGGGACGTCGTGCCACGGAAACCGTTAACGGCTTGTTCTGCTCCGTCCATGGCAAAAATAACCTTGCCTTTGACGTCCTCCCATTGCGTTCCGAATAGCTCTACGCCGATTTGGTTTTGTTTAACCTTGTCGTCCACGAATGACAATGCGGCAACCGTAGCCATGAACGCGCCTTGGGCCGATTCTCCACCGGCGGCAATCTTCGCAGACATGTCTTTAACGTTAAACCCAAGCTTTTTGAATCCGTCCGCCGTCGTCGCCGATCCGTCAACCGCTCGAATGCCAAATTCTTTAACACTGTCGCCCACTTTGTCCAGGTTGAACGCGCCCGCCTCGGAACCTTTTAGCAGCGTGCCTACGAATCCTTCCGCGCTTATGCCTAGCTTGGCGAAGTGTACAGAATACTCGTTCAATGTATCTAACAAATCGTCCGCATAGTCGCCGCCCTTTTGGAATGACAACGTTATTAAATCCAATGCGTCCGATTGTTGCAACCCTTGAAAGTTTGTCGTCAGCGCTTTTACTGATTTGGCCGTCTCCTTGACTTCCGGGCCGAACAAATCTTTCAGGACATAAGCACCTTCCGCCAGGCTTTGAAGCTTTTCGCCGCTTAAGCCCTTGAATTGACCGTGTAGCGTCGCAATGTCCTTCCCTGTATCCGTCAAGCTCTCGCCGAAACCGTCTCGATAAACGGCGCGGGCCGTGTCTTGCAGCGCCTTCAAATCCGCGCCTTGCTCGCCGGTCATGGCCTTTATTCGGTCCATTGCTTCGTCCGTCTCGTTTGCCATTGCCGCCAGCGCCCCGGTAACGCCTACGATAGCTCCGACAACGGCGGCCCCGGCCAATACCCACGGATTGGAAAATAATTTCGCCGCACCACCGGCAATACGGCTTTCCGGCGCTATCTCGGTAACTTTGTTGAGAAATTCCGAAATACCTTCCTTGCCTTTCTTTCCGCCATCCTTACCGGCCTTGCCAACCTCGTCAACGGCGTCCTTTGCCTTTTTCGATCCCCTGGCCACTTCATCCATTGCCTTGTCGGCGTCTTTCCCGGCCTCCTTGAAATCGTCGCCCAAGCCGTCTACATGCGTTCCCAGGCGGTCTACGTCCCGGACGGCTCCGCTAGTCTCCCGGTCAATTACGCCGCCGACGCGTTTGACGTCCGCCCCTAACTCCCGGAATCCCTGTTCTACGTCGTCTAATTGTCGGTCCAAGCGGTCTAGGCGGCTTACGTCAACTTCCCGGAAGTCAATGGCCACGAATAACTCCCTTAAAGCATCACTCAATTCGTCACCGCCTTTTTATTCATGTACGCAATGGCCGCCAATGCCTCCAACACGTCCTCCGCGTCCCATTGATCGACTTCGCGCGGGCTTATGTTAAATTCCTTGGAAATGCGGTATTTCCACCAATTGCGCCTCGCATTATTAAGATGGCGCTTTTCAACGTCATAAACGTCTCGAAGCGCCGCCAATTCATTACTTTCCTGATTGAAATCGACCGGCGGCCAATACCACCTCGTCTAATTCCGCGATTCCGCCCCGATCATCGGCGTCAAAATCGTCAATTTTCAGCCCGCCAGGAATGGCCACGACATGCTCCAAAACTTCGCCGTAAAACACAACGCGGTTTCGCACGCCGGTTGCGTCCGACTTGTCCAGGATGCCCAGCCATTTGGAAGGCGGTACCTTTTGAAACGTGTATTTGTTGCCGTGCTCGCTCGTAAAATCCATTGTTTTCGCCATGATTCCTATTACCCCTCTTGTTTTGAATTTTGTTGGCCGGTTATGCCCCCGGCCCTGGGCTTTAATGCTTAAGCTGCCGAATAATCAGCCACATAAATATTGATTTCAATTCCCGTAATTTCCGCGCTGCGCTCGATGTCCGGCGTTTTGACAATGCGGCATTGTGTGCCACCCGCCTTCATGCTGCCGGTATCATTGGAATCAATGACGCGCGTTGCAAACTCGCGTTTTTGCGTAGCAAGCTCCACGGCCTTTGCATAAAACAACGAATTTTGTTTGATGGTCAATGTAATGGTTCCGGTATTGTCGGCGTTCTCCGTGTACGTAACGCCTCCGTCTGCTCCAATGTGTGGAAGCACGTTGTCCGCATTCTTCGCGCATTTGACGAAAGAACCATCCATGTAACCGGTAACGATAACGCCATCCACGATAACGGAAACTTTTTTCGGATCATATGTTTGTGCCACTGTTTTTGTTCCTCCCTCATATTTTCATAACGTTACGTAACGTTATGTTCTGTTTGTTTAGACTGTGACAACGCCTGAAATCTCGACGGTTTCAATAGCACCGGCCAATACGGCGGTAAACGGAATGCCTGGAAGGTTTCGCGCTGCGCGGTCCTCTGCCGGAATGCTGGAACGACTCGGAACCGTTACCGTATAAAGCGGCTTCCCGTCCTCGTCGGCAATCATGCCAACATTGAAGTATTTTTGCAGCACGTCGGTAATTTTAGAGGCAACAAGTGCGATGCCTGCATCCGTGAATGGAATTTTCGGCGTGCTTACTTGAAGTTGAAAAACGGAATCGGCGATTTCTGATTCCAATGCATGAATGGATTGAATAATATCCACCCATTCACCGCCCGCCGTTTTGCTGTTGGACGTGATGTTGACGCCGGATTGCTTGATATAAGTATTAAAGTTTCTATCATGGATCGCATTTACGACTGAATCGTCATACGCTGCTGGCGTCATGCCGGACAATGTTTTAAATGTCCACGTAAAAGAACCGACTTCAAGCGGCGCACCTACGCCAACCCATGCGGCTGCCTGAAACTCCGTCGCGGCCTTGTCCGTTACGAGAACCACGGTATTCATGCCGGTATGGACAAGCGTTTGATTTGTTGTTTCAACAAAATAAAGTTTGTCGTTTGCGGTTGCCCACGCGCCCAAGGCGGCGATTTCGTCGTCACCTTGTTCTGGCGTAACAAGGTAATACCAATCGTTGTGCGAGAGAACAAGCGTATTAAGCGCCGCTGTCATGTCCGCAGGATTTCCCGTTTGACCGTTGTAAACAATGCCAAGGGAAACAACCTTGTCAACCTTTGGCGTGCCGCTAAAAAGCGCCGTTGCAATCTTCGCCTCTTTTGAACCTGCGCCGTAATCCGTTGCAATGCTTGCGGCGTCCGTGTATTCCTTGTAAGCAAGTACTTTAGACGTTCCCAGCAATAGCGCCGTGCCGAAACCCCGTTGTGCGCTCGTCGCCGTTTGGCGCGTAATATTAACCGTTACATTGCGATTTGCCATTGTTGTTCATTCCTCCTATTTGATGATTTCGCCTATCGGCGCTTCTATTGTCTCGATATAGTCCGCCGTCCTGGTCATCTCGCGGCCTACGCGCAACGTTATGTCGAACCCGCTGCGGCGCTCGTCCTCGTTTATACTGTCGCGGTTTCCCATATCGCCAATGGATACTAAAGCGATGTCGGATAAATAAAGATCGTCGGCCCCGTAGAACTCGAACCATTCCCGGATCGCTTGCGCGGCCTCTATGCTGCCATGCGTCGTGCTGTCGATGGACGTAATGGACATAACCACCCGGATGTCATCGGATCGCGTTTCCTGGTATCCGTCCGCCGTGTCGGCGTTTGAATAGTTGGCCCCGCCCGTATCCACTCCGTGCGGCGTTAAAAAGGTGAATACGGCGTGCCGCCCGTCTGGTATGTCGCCAATCGTTTGATTGCTTTCGATTACAGGGAAGCCGACATAGGCGTTAACCTTTGGAATGATCGCGTTTTGAATCTCTAACGGCGTCATTTCGCTGGCCCCCTTGCCATGTAAATATAAACATCCGCGTAATCAGAATAGTCTTTGGTGCGCTCGACCTTGTAACGGATGCCGTCGCGCTCAATGTATGAACGGTCCGGTATTTCCTCCGTTACGTATAACTTGCGGTCACGGCTCGTATACCCGCCGTTGTCCTGCCTGCGTAGCTCGTCCTCGTTTAGCGGAAGCATTATGCCGCCGGACGCCGTGCGCGTCTCTCCGCCTTTGGTGTACTGTCCATTTGTCTGTAAAACCGGCTCGGATACGGTCACGACGTCAAACGGCACAAAAAATTCTTCCACGAAATCAGCAAATTCAAATTGTTTAGGCATTGGCCGTCCTCCTATTCGATCCGGCTGCGGATCGATCCGACCAAATGGCCCGTATCAATCAGCGGATTGTCTGATTTCTTATTAGCCACCGTTAGCGGCGCATTAGACGGGCTGTTTAACGCCCTTAACTCCAATTGGATCGCACCGGCAAATTCTACGCCCAGCATTTCGGCGAATGTCTGCGGGTTTAAGCCGAAATCTATTACCTTGCCTATTAGCTTTTCGGCCTTGTCCATAATCGGACCTATGTTATTGTCAAACCCGGTACGCAAGAAAGAACGCTCTGGTATGACAACCCTCTTTAACAGAATGAAATAGGCTTTAAGCGTGCCCTTCTTTCCTGTCGGCCGCATGAGGTATGCGCGGTTTGGATCGTCCTTTGATTTGATGAAAACTAAATCATCAAAATCTTTCGGCCGCTTACGCTTCGCAGGCGGTAACGGTAACGCAAGAAATTTTTTGTTCTTGGGTTTGATCGTCACCCCGAACTCATGCGCCCGCGCAATTTTAACCATTTCGGCGTCCTCGTCTCCGAATATGCCGACTTTGATTGACCGCTTTCCCAGCTTGGCCATTAGCGCCTTCATGCGCGGAATGTTGTTTGTGGATCGTACTGTAACACTCATACGAATTTTGCCGGTATGTAACGTTTCCAGTACTTACGCGCCGCCGACTCCGTTCCGCCCTGAAAAAAGCTTTTCGACATGTCGCCCAGGCTTTGCGATGCAACCGCCGGATTTTCGGACATTGATTTAACAAGAAGCGCCGCGCCCATCTTCACGCCTGGCGGCAATGTAATAATGCCGTTAGCGTCTGCGAAGCGCCCGCCGCAATCCTCGTTAATCAAATCTAATGCCGAATCCAACCGGGCGGAATACATGGCCGTTTGGCTTTCCTGGATCGTTATGCCCAATAAGTCCGCGATTTCTTGCAATTCCATCGGGATCGCCTCCCCTTACACGCTATCAATTAGCTGTTGGCGAAGCTCGCCAACACTGGCGGCGCTGTCAAACTCGATGCCCATTTGCTTTAGTTCTGCCATAACTTCGCGTTTATTAAGCTTTCCGATGTCTACGGCCTGTTGATCGCCGTTTTCACCCGTACCGCCTTGTACGGCGTCTGTATCGTCGGCCGCGCCTTCTCCTGCGACGTCTCCGCCGCCTGGCTGGCCGTCTCCGCCGTCTTGCTCGCCTTCTCCGTCCGTCGTGCCATCTTCCACGCCCTCCGCTTCCTCCGCCAATCTGGCGGCCTCTGCTTCCCGCGCTGCTGCCTCGCGGCGCATACGCTGAAATGCCGTTGCACTCATTGTGATGCCTCCCATTTAGAAAATAACGTTACGTAACGTTATGAAGGAATGGACCGAAGCCCATTCCCGTCATATCGTCCAAGCATTAGCCATTCGTGATAAGTGCCACCATGCGAATGTTCTTGTTATCGTAAACCTTGGACCAGTTGGCCACCAATTCGAGCTCGGCGTTTGTTGGGCTTGCGCCTGTAACCGTCGTGTCAGTGAATTTCACGCCGCGCGGATGAAGGACGAAATGCTTACGAGTAATAAGGATGTCATCACCCGCCAGGCTGTCGCGGTCCGTTTCTGTTGGTACTTCCGGGCTGCCTTCGCCATAACCGATAGCGGCCGGACCGAAGAGGAACGTCCAGTATTTGAAACCGTTAGTTGTACCGGCCACCACTGGAACATTGTCGTCAACGATAACGCGCTTGCCCAGGTATGTGGTATAAAGCACTTTGCCGTCTGCGTCGCGTACCGTCTCAATAAGCTGTTGTTTAACCAGGTTAAAATACGGAACGGAATGCATAACCATGCCCGTTAGCTTTTCATGTGCGTCGCCCAGCTTGGAAATGGTATCAATGATTGCTGTTGCGCCAATCAAGTTAGCGGCCGTTGCCGTGTTTCCTGCTTCAATCGCCAGGTTGTTGACGTGCGAAGCAAGAAGCGGACCGTTAAACACGCCTTTCAGCGTAGAAATAAGTGCCGCCTGCATACGCTCGCCCCAATATTGTGCCACCTGGTCGCCGATAGCTCGCATGGGATCGTCACCGGAAAGCGTAGACGCAAGATCATTCGCGGACCATGCACGGCCACGGAATACTTGGGTCGCGCGGTCTTGTCCGGCCGAAATTTTTCCGGGTGTCAGCGGTACGGAATCGCTCAACGACTCGTCCGAACCGGAAAGGCTTGGCCAGTATGGCATATTTACCAGGCGTCCGCCTTCCGTTAGCTTGCCAGTCAATTCCGGTACTGCTGCGGCGATGCCGGATTGGAATAGTGCATTCGTTGCCGTGGATTGCTGGATAACATACGGGTTGAAAATAGATGGGACGATAACGTCCGCAATTTGAACCTTAGACATTTAAAATGCCCTCCCTATCGGTTATGTGTTTTTTACTTGCTTGCCGCCGCCATTAGCGCCGCCGCGCGTGTCGGATCGGCCTTAAGGATTTCGGCTTGTTTCGTCATATTGAAATGTTCCCGGCTCCATGGGTTGACGTCTCCGCCTGCCCCGCCCTTGCCTTTGTTTGGATCGGTTCCGCCGGATTTGAATTTTTCTTGTACGGCTGCATTAATAGCAGCGTCCCAAGCCGTTTGAAATACGGCAATTCTCGCGTCCGTATCTGCAACCGTAGGACCGGCCAGGATGTCGCGGAACTCGCCCGGAAGGTTCTTTGCTTTCAGTTGGTCAACGGTATGCAATGCCACTTCGCGGGCTTGCAATGCGTCTTCCTTGTCCTTTAGATCGCGCTGTGCCTTTTCCAAATCAGCCTTGGCGCGTTCCTCGTCGGTCATCTTCTCGCGTTGCAGCTTGGCCAACGCGTCCTCCGCGTCTTTAAGCTGTTTAGCGTATGCCGTCCTTACTTTATCGGTTTCGGATTGGATCATGCGGGAGATTTCCTCTTTGGTCAATCCGCCGCCACCGCCTCCGCCTCCGCCTGCTTGTTGCGCTTCAACCTCGGCCGCCTTGGCGTCGTGGTCTGCTTGCGTGATTTTCCCGGCCGCCAAGTCCGCCGCCAAAACTTTTTTGGCTTCTGCCTTGTACGTTTCCAGGTTAATGGTTCCTGCCTGTAACTCCGCCAACAATTCCGCTAATGTCTTCATTCCGTGCCCCTCCATTTTTTAAGTTGACAATATGCGCGCCCATTCGACAAATGTTCAAGCATAAAATCCCCTTATGATCGGCGTTCCTGTCTCCATTTGTCGAAGGTTGCCGTTTCGATGTTATTATATGGTACTCTCTTAACCTTGTCGATAGAGTAAGTGAGAAAACAACGGCAATTTATATCCTCTTCCGCCGCTCCAAGGTGCC